GATCTCGCCCTGGAACCACCCCGGCGGCCTCGCGAGCCAGGACTCGTAGGTCGCACGCGCGGGAGTAGCCCCCACCATCTCGGCAGCCCAAGCCGATCGGACCTCAGCCACGCTCAACCCCTTCTCGTCCGCGATCGCCGCAAAGTCGATCTCCCGCTCAACCTTCCCCCGGATATCCGTCACCTTGTCCAGATCCCCAACCACTCCGTCAGGGGAGAGAACTGCCACCATGATGCTTCGGCAGTTCGGGTGCGCGGGAGGACGAGCATCGGGAGGATCGAGCCTCTTTCCAGACACCGAGGCGGGAATCCTCTGTCCGGGCAGAGGAGCGATTCGACCATCCCGCTCAGCACAGATCAGACTCGTCCTGCTGTCGAGAACCGAGGTCCACCTCAACGCCTGGATCACATCGCTGTTCTCAGAGAAGAACGTCTCGCGGGCCGAGTTCGTGAAGTGAGACGCAGACGTCCTCGCCAGCGCGTCGACCTGACGGTGCGCGAACGGCAAAACGGTCGAGATCAGTCGATTCACCAAGTCGCTCGCCGACACACCCATCGTGAACGCCGCTCGCAACTCAGTCGCCAGACGAACGGTGTCCGTGGCCCTGAACCCGCGAACCCACTCCTCGAACGTGCGTCCGGAGTACGGAGCCGACTTCGCGATCGCGTACGCGCCAGTCGGCAACTTCGAGATCGAGAACTCCTTGAGCCCCACAGAAGAGACAATCGAAAGCTGCTGGAACTGCAACTCTGCCGCGACAAGATCTCGCAACTCGGACCGGAGTTTCGTCGCCACCAGCGCGACAGCTTCCGATCGAATCGTGCCGGTCGTCTTGAGCAGAGACTCGAGACGGGAGATCCTTCGGCGTGCTGTCTTCTGACCATTCCTCCGGAGATCATCAAAGGCATCGCGAACAGCAGCGATAAACAGACGATCCGATCCGGAGAACTCGCTCAGGGACCTCTCAGCGATCCCGGAGTAGAGGCGATTCAAGTACACGGCGTGCCGCACCTGCGCGTCGAACAGCCTCGTTGCGGCGTCTGCCATGCTCATTCACTCGCAGTGTCTCCACCATCAGGAGAATCTTCCCCATCGGGGGCATCCGTGCCCCCTCCAGAGGCATCCTTGCCATTGCTCTTGTCGTTCTGCTTGTTCGGATTTGCGGGGTCCACGGGCTCTGGCTTCACGATCGCGGCAAGCCTCGCAGACTCTTCCTCGATCGCAGCAATCTCGTCCTCGAACGACTTCTGCGTGAGACTGCCGCGACGCATCAACTCGTGCATCGTCGCGTACGACATGGGCGCTCCGCTGTTCTTCGCGGTGACAAGCTCCATGAGCTCTTGGCTCGTCATCGTGGGCTCGGCAAAGTCCGTGTCAGGCGAGAACTCAGCATCCTCGCCATCGCCACCACTGATGTGAACCACCTGCTGCAGCACGTTCTCGAACTGCTGACCGAGATTCGTGATGATGTTCCGCAGAGTCACCTGCTGGGCCATCTGCCTCTGACGCAGAGCCTCTCCGCTCTCAGGAGCGGTCTTGTCAGTCGCGAGCAGCTTCCCGCCCTCCATGTCGAACCGAGCATACTCGTCCTGAATCGCGACTCGCATCAGAGGAATGCCATTCCCGTCGATGTCGAGGTAGTACGCCTTCGCCTGCGAGTCGGGGAACGTCCAGATCCCCTCGCCTCCGATCTTCTGCGGAGCATCCTCGGGCGAGATCCCAGCAATGCAGATCTGCGGATCGCCCTTCACGTACAGGGCGCGGTTGTAGTCGGCCGTCTTGCGGTAAATCGCGTACGCGCGACGAGCCAGCGGAAGCATCGGGATAGGGCCGTACGAAAAGCCGGACTCCACAGCGTTCAGCGGGTAGAACGGGATGAAGTCGAGCGTCCTTCCAGACACCTTGATCGTGACCCAGCCCGACGCATCGGATCCCTCCTGCGGGACCACAACGAACTTCGGAGTCTTGTCGTCCGCGCCCTCTGTCTCCTCCCAAAGACGAGCCTGATACACGCCGTTGTTCAGACGAAGCTCGCGGTACCGAACCACGCACTCGGTCACGAAAGAGTCGTCGTCGAACTCCTCGTACAACTCGCGGAGAACCACGAACTCGGCGCCGCCGCCATCTCGACGCATCCGCTCCTTCCAGTTCCGAATGCTCTCGATCGCGTACGGAACCAGACGGAGTTTCGAGTCCGAAGCATCGACGTCGATCAAGAGCCCGAGACGACCCGTGGAGAGAACCTCCTCGGTCACCAGCGACCACAGACGTTCGAGAGTCGACCCGTCCGGGCAGGCCATCTCACGAAGGTACTCGAACGACGATGGCAGAAGGCAGACGGGCGGACGAGCATGAACGACTCCCTGGAACCCGGCCAGCGCGGGCTCGACCACCTCAGGGAACTCTGCGAAGCTCAGGTAGAACGAGTACGGGTCGCTGCCAACACGCTTCCCGCTCTCGATGAGATCGCCAATCATTGTCGGCATGCCGGGGGGAACAGGCAGGTAGGACGGACCAGCAGCCTTCACCGCGACTTCGCCCGTGATCGCATCTCGCATGAGTTGCCACGTACTCGCGTACTTGGCGTAGTCGGCATGTGTGCTGTCGATCGGCATTGTGGAGCCCTTCGCTGAGTCTAGTCACTTCGGCAGACGACGCTCGGTCTCGATCGCCTTGAGTTCAGACTCGGCAGACTTCATCCTCGCGGATAGGTCACCAACCGTGGTCTTGAGGTACTCGAGCTCAAACTGGAACTTCCGAGACTGATCGCCGATCGCCTTCACCTGCTCCTCGATGCGACCAACCGCCTGATTCAGAGCAGACACGCCAGACATCTGCCCGCTCTGCATGGACTCGATCTGCTGGTCGATCTTGACCAAGCTCTCCTTGAGGAAAGCGAGTTGCATGTCATTGGCTGACGGAGAACGCTTGTCGTTCGCGAAGCCGCCAGCCATCACCTGATAGGTCAGTAGCGTCAGGATGACGCCGATCGCCCCGTAGGGCCCCCACTCTTTGAGAGTGTTCGGTACAGAAGGTGTACTCACGTGGTGATTCCATGGCAGTCATTCATCACGCGGTTGTAGTACGCGGCGTGCGCGGCTGCTCGGCACGCATCACTCGAACAACTGGCGCACTCTGACAAGAACGCCGCCCACTGCGCGACCTCGCACGCGATCTGCCACTCTGTCCACTCGCCTTCCTCGCCAACAAGTCGAGGATAGGTATTGCACGCTGCCATTGGCTTGCCCCTTTCTTTCCCCGACTTGCTGCGATTGTGCCCCATGACTCACCGAAGCCCATCTTCGCGACGAACCTGAGAGATCACAGCCTCTTCATCGGTCGTCAAGTGCGACGAGATGAAGCCCTTCAACCGCTCCCACATCTCGGGAGGAACCTGCGTAACCGATGGATCCTGAGCCATCCGCTTGAAGTCGCTGATCCCGGCCGCGACAGATCGAAGCGCGTTCATCGCACGCTCGCCAGAGTCGGCCTTGTCCGACACCTTGCGGTGCTGGTACTCGCGGTAGAGCAGCAGCGACACCGCGATCGCGACTCCTGCCGCCACCAGAATGAGCGACAGAACAGGGAAGAGAGCCGCGCAGATGAAGCACACTCCAACCCCGCCAATCACAGCCGTCGCCTTGATCGGGACTGCAACCGGGAACGCAGGAGGACGAACGAACATCGAACCGGCTGCGAGAAGGCAGCAGAAAATGCCGACCCACAGAAGCGGGTTCTTCCACAGAGACGATCCACCGATCACCTGCGTGTTCGCGTCCGTGTCGCCGCCAGCAGCACTCCCCTTCATCCCGAGAGACGCCTGCGGAGACGTCGAGGAGAAGTCGCTGACAATCTTCTCGCCATGAGCGCGGAGAGATGCACCCTGACCAGTCGCCTCTTCCTCGACAGTCAGACTGCCGCCGTCTCGAGTCCTCGTCGTCTCAAGCGTGATCGTCGCGCCGGGAGGAAGACCAAGCGCCTGACGAATCACCTCCTGCTGCTCGGCAGTCAGCGTTGAGGTGGGCTGGGCTGCTGGTTGGACTCCGAAGCAGAAGGAACCGATGGCGAGGCAGGCGAAGACGGAGAGGTATCGCATGGCTTCTCCTTGATGACCCTCAGACGGTAGGTTACCGGCTGAGCAGGCGCGGTGGTCACAGAAAGTCGCGTGACCTCTGTTTCGGTTGGACGACGCTCGTTGGACTTCGACTTGACGCTGGACCGAGAGGCATCCACCTCCGTCGTCGCAGGAGTGGCGCACCCAGCCATCAGCAGAATCGACGCAAAGCAGAACAGCCTCATGGTCGGCCTCCTGAGCGGATTGTAACAGCAACCATCAGCGACGCTGCCACCGACTGAGCCTAACAACTCCCGCCCGGCTGCGCCTCCACTCCACATGCCGCATCTGGTTCGCGATCGCCCACTTCGAGATCGTGTCGTCGTGGCAGCCGGGGTCGGCCCCAAAGTTGCCATCGGCTTGAAGCCGGAACGTCATGCACTCTGCGAGAAAGTGACGGTCCATGACCCGTTCGAGTGCCCCATCAGACTCCATCCACTCGCGAAGACCCTCGAGGACCACCGGGCGCGTGATCACGTTCGTCGACCAGCCCGCGCGCGTCACCCGATTCTCCTCGGGAGACCGGTACGTTGGGGCCGTCCCGTGGTAGTACAGGGATCCACCCTGGTGATGGGACTTCTCGAGGCCAAGGTCGATGACCTTCTGGATGACGGCGTGACCGTGGTTCTCCCGCTCGATCCCCACCAGCGCGTCGTTGTACTTCTTCGACAGACGAACGACCTGCTCGGCCAGCACGCGTGGATTGAAGATCCCGTGGGTCGCGTACACCTGCTTCCCAGTGTCTCGACGGATGATCCCGAGACCGCACGGATCGCACCCGGGCAGACCCTCGGAGGTGTCCACACCCATCCCGTACAACACGCCCTGCTTCGGAGGCTCCCACTCGACCTCGTAGCCTCCGGGAACGACCCTGGCGTTCGCGGGCATCATCCCGCCAGCGGGATGCTCGATCATCTCTTCCTGACGGCAGAAGTCCCTCAGACGAAGAACGATCTGCGGGTCAAAGAACGGCGTACCGCTGATGAGCCAGCAAGTCTCGTCGTCCTCCGGGTACTCCTGAGCGAACATCCTGCGGAGCTCGCGCTTCTTCCGGCGACGCCACTTCAACTGGCCCGGGTCGAGACCGTGCTTCTCCACGAGACGCTTCTCGTCATCGTCCATCGACTTGACGATCTCGTTTGCCTCGTCCTCGTCTGCGACCTTATCGCGGTTGGTGTGGTCCACGAACCACGGCAGGAAGATCGCGGTCCAGTCGTTCTTCCCGAGCTTCGCGTCCGCGTACATCTCCCTGAACATCTCGCTGCCATTCGGCGTGGTCTCCAAGACCATCTCGCCATGCGAAGCGGCCTCAGAAAGACCGGTCAGGATGTCCCGCTGCTTGATGGTCTGGTTGAACCCGAGACACGACCACGCGACCTCTGACCAGTGCACGCGGCTCAGAGTGTCTCCGCGACCCACGCCTCGGCCAGCGGCAGTGCCGACGTAGAACAGCGAGTTCAGTGCAGGGAACTCGAGCTTGTACTGGTTCCCGATGCCCTTGATCTGCGGAGCCTCCGGATCTCGCTGGTGCATCAGCACGGGGATGCGAAAGATGCGTGCCGTCGTCTCTCCGTCCTGAGCCAGCGTCATCACGTTGATGTTGCGGTTCCTGCTCGCCATCGCGTACGACAGGCCCTGCTCGATCGTCGTGAAGCCTCCTCGGCGGTACTTCAAGAGCAAGTACCTCGGCGGCTTGCCACGCTCCACCGCCGCTCGCTTCGTCTCGAGGTACTTGATCTGGATTGGACGAAGCTCGAACGGAACCACGCGGTTGTCCACGGTCCGGATCTGCAGGTTCCGCTTGGCGAAGTCGATGAACGACTCGTCCTTCCTCGCAGGCAGCTTGGCCGCGATGCTCGCCCTCAACTGCCGCAGCATCTCAGAGCCGTCTGCCACGTCAAGACTCCTTGGCGGCGACGTCGATCACGTCCCCGTAATCGACCGTGGACTTCGTCCCAAGCTGCTTCTGCTCCATCTCCCCGATCGCATCGTCCAAGACCTTGAGAACGCGAGGCGCAGCCTCCTCGGGGATGACCTTGCTGATCCGATCCACGATCACGCCGAACTGCACCCGCATCTCGTTGATGTCAACCTGCAGCCGCTTCGGCTCCTCGTACCCCATCAACCTCGCGTGGAACACCATCAGGCGGATCATGCGGTCCATCGCTTGAAGGTCGAGCGGCGCCTGCGGGTCGTTCGGCATCGCCTTGAGCCAGAGGCGATTGATCATCGCCTCGGTCCGAGTGTGGGCAACGTGCCGAAGGTCAGCAGCCTTCTCGGCTGTCTCGGCACGAAGGGCTCGGATCTCCCGCATCACCAGCTTCCACGCCGCCTGCTTGGTGATGTTGAGGGCCTTGCCAATCTTCGAGAACGAGAACCCGGCAGCGCGTAGCTGCAGAGCCTTGTCTCGACGCTCAGCCAACTGGGGGTCGTTGTCGGGGGTGTGGTTCTTCCCCTTGTCGCCTGGACCGACGCCGATCTTTGACTCGTCGTACTCCATGAACGTCCTTCCCAGCGTCAACCCATGCTTGAGGTCACTCGCCACATGGTAGTCGCGCCCCTGCGACCGCGCCTTCCAAATGGCCTATTTGCCCATCAAGCACTCCACTCCGAGGCCGTGGTTCACGCGATTCCGGGCCGTCAACCAGCCGCGACAATCTCGCGGCAGAGCTCCAGAAGCTTCTCGGCAGGCTCGTCCCCAAGGACGTCACGGACGTTCTCGGCCTCCTCGCCAGTGAACACGAAGTTCATCCGGAACGGCTGCTCAAACGCTGCGCCGATCCGCCCGCGCTCAAGCTCGGAAGTCGCCGCTTCGAGCTTCTCCTTTCGCTCGACGACCTGAGCAGCCGCAGCCTTGGTCATGGCGAACGCGTTCGTCCCCATGTCCCCCTCCTGCTTCGGCAACTCGACCAGCTTCGTGCTCGCCTTCTCGTCCTTGGCGATGTCGCCCTGGGCCGCGTCGCCGCGCTCGGGAGTCCACGCGTTCGCAAACTCCTCGCCCGCCAGCGCCTCGGCAGCAGGGATCTCGTCCAGAAGCTCGTTCAACTCCGCGTCCGAGATCATCAGCGAATCCTGCGCCCACTCGATCGCTCCGAGTTGTTGCAGGTCCTTGAGGACCTCGGTCGAAAGCTCGATGTCCTCAGATCCGCGAGCCCGGTTGTGACGCAGAGTCGCAATCCGCATCTGCTCGTCGGTCATGTCGACGAACACCACGGGGATCTGAGTCATCCCGAGATTCCGAGCCACTCGCCAGCGGTGCTCGCCGTCGACGATCTGCTTGCTCGATCGGTGAACGATGACCGGCTGCGTGAACCCGTCCTCCTGAATGCTCCTGGTCAAAAGCTCGAGGGTCGCAGGATCCTGCCTGTTCGGGTTGTAGGTGTTCGGCTTCACCGAGTCTGTCGGAACGTACTCGATGTTCAGCTTCTTGAGCCTGACCGCGTTCTTCTGGACCTGACTCAGACCGCGCTTCGCGATCTTGTCGGTCACCAGAGCAGCGGTCGCCTCCGGACTCGTGTTCGTCTCGACACGAGCCTCTCCTCCAAGGGCGTCTGATTCGTTCTTCACGGCTGATGACTCCTGTCCCGGCAGATCTGCAGCAGCTTCTCGACCGGCTTGTTCCCGAGCGCCTTTCGCACAACCCCAGCCTCCTCGCCAGTGAACACCAGACGAAGGCGGTACACGCTGGTGTCCTTCTCGATCTTCTTCCGCTCCTGCTCGTTCTTCGCGTCTCGAAGACGCGTCTCCCTCGCGCGGATCACATCCTGCACACTGGTCGTCTGATGCTCCTCGACGACGCCGCCTTCCTTCCGAACGAGATCCTTGAGCGTGTCCTGGTCCGCGTTCGCGAGCGCCGCGGCCTGCTCGTTACTCATCCCGTCCTGCTGGTCCACGCCACTCAGGAAGTTCTCGAGCTCGATGGCGTCCATCTCGAGACTGTCCTTCAACCACTCCGTCGCGCCCATCTTGGCCAGATCGCGAAGAACGGCAGCAGCCAACTCGACGTCCTCGCCTCCGCGAGCGCGGTTGTGACGAAGAGTCGCGATCCTGGCCTGTGCTGGCGTCATGTCGGTCAGGACCACGGGCACCTCGGTGTACCCGAGCGCCTTGCACGCCCTCCACCGATGCTCTCCGTCCACGATCACCATGCTGGTGCGAAGGACGACGATCGGCTGCGTCATCCCGTCCTCGTCGATCGACTTGCACAGCAGAGTGAAGTCGTGCTCACTCTGCCGATTCGGGTTGTACTCGTTGGGCTTGATGCTGTCGATGGGCATGTACTCGACCTTGAGCGTCGAGAGCACCACGTTTCCCTTCGAGACTGGCGCTTGTTGAGCCTGTGCCTTTGCCATGGTTCCTCACAGAGTGTTGATCAGAGACGGATTCTTCCCGGTCAACTTGACGATGAGCGCCATCGCGACCGCGAGACGACGCTGGTTCAACTCCATGCCGACGAACGAGAGGCCAGCCTTGAATGCGGCCTTCGCAGTCAGCCCGCGACCAGTGCAGAAGTCAGTCGCCACTCGGCTTCCAGACTCCCTGCACTTCACCAAGAAGGGCTCGACGACCTTCGCATCGTCGAACCCGGCGAGATCAGAGATATCGAGCGGATCACCCCCGGAACTGTTGAACGAGTAGAGAAAGCCAGGATACCGCCGGAAGTACGTGATGTGGGTCCGAATCGAGTTCCACCCCCTGCCTTGGACCTTCTGCTGGATCTTGTCCACGCACGCCGCTCCGATCTCCATGCCGCACGGCCCACCGACAAGACCGCACGCATCGAGCAGACGAGGCACGAACGACCCATCGAAGTCGACCTTCCGACTCTCCGAGTGACCAAGAGCCTTCGTCCTGAACGACTTCGCGACCCCTCCATCCCACGGAGGATCCGTATACCCGCAGAACGGCATCGACGGGAAGACCGACCTCGCGAACGCCATCAGGCGAGTGTGGTCGCCCTCTTCAAGATCGCCAACACAGAAGAGATGATCGCCAACTCGCCAAACCTCTCCTCGCTTCATTGGGTATCGGTCGCCAGCATCACCGTACTGCCAGTCCGCCACTTGAACCTCCTCGTCAGAAGCTCGGAGTCCCGTTCCAAGTCCCGGCGCCAGGGCGGAAGAACTCGGGCTCCATCGCAGGGAACCGAGACGCACTCAGCGAGAGAAGGCGAAGACTGAACGGATCCCCGTTGAACATGATCTCTGTCAGACGCTTCCACGAGACGATCTTCGCTCCACCGCACTCGTGGCACGGAGTCACCTCGGGAAGCGGCCCAGTGCTGTGACGAGCGTGATGGGCCAGAACGAAGTCACGGACCGCCATCGAGCGTTCGCGGATCCAGTTTGCGGGCGCCTCGTCGATGCACAGGCGCTTGAAGCACTGCTCCCAGGTCTCGTTCAGACGGCGACGCGGCTTCGCAACGTGGTCTCCGAACTGCGCCGCCTGCCTCACGCCAGCCAGACGCCGCGTCACCCGATCAAACCACTTCGGCCACGCACTCGCCGCAAACCGAAGATTCTTCACGGCCGAGACGCTCATCGTCACGGGACCGATGCGGAGCTCGCGGGCAGGGATGCCCATGCGGTGCATGACGTCATACGCCTTGTTGTAGTCCCATCCGTTCTCGTGGATCGCCTTCCAGACGTCACTGTCGGTCCAGTCGTAGATCGGCCGGAGCTTCCGGTAATCGACGCCGTGACGCTTCGACGCGCCAGTCAGAGGACCACCGCTGCTCACGAGGCCAAGCATCCGCTTCGATGACTCGCTCACACGAAGGCCCACGACGTCGATCAGGTCCTAGCCCAGATCAACCGGGAATCGAAGCGGAGACACGATCGCTTCGATGTGCTTCTCGGCGATGTCCTGAGCGAAGTCGGGAGGCTGGTACACCCACTCGGACGGCTTGAGAAGCGGATCGCAAACCCACCAGAACGGCGCGGCACGGTTGAAGATGTTCACCATCGGCTGACGGGCCATAAGCCAGTGCATCCGGATCTCGGGCCTCGCTGCAAGACGAAGAAGATACTCGTGGGTGCCGGGATAGAGGATCTCCTCTTCTCGGAACACGACGTCCACGGGCAACTTCCCTGCCTGCTCAGCCGCGATCAGCGTGAGCTCGGTGCACACGGCACTGTCCTTTCCGCCGCTCACCGAGACGACCACGCGATGCCCCTCGGCAAAGCACTCGCTGATCCTGTCCACGGCCGCGTCGAACACGTTGTCGCCGGTGTAGATTCGCCTCATTTGCCAAACTCCAGAACTGCGTACGAGAAATCAGGTCGCACAGGCACGCCCACCGCACACAGCTTCGACTCCCATGGTAGCAGCAATGGGATCTTCCTCGACAGCATGCCGCTGTACGAGCCGAATCTCGCCCTCGCAATCGGCTTCGACCGAGACGCAAACTCGGCGATGTACTCGAGATCCTCCTCCCGGTACGAGACAATCGGCTGACCATCCATGCCCACGCGTGCCAGCCCATACCGACCGCTCCTAAACCGGTTCGGACCCGGGCAGACGAGAACCATCTTGCAGGATTCTGCCCCCATCATCGCCAGATCGCGAACGACGTCGTGCAGCGCGTTGATGTACGGCGAGCAGTAGAGCAGCAGGATCAGGTCCGGTCGCGTGGGAATCGTGATCTCGGAGCAGTACTGCTCGGCCGTCATCTGCCGCCACTCCGTGTGACAGTCCGTCGCCAACCGGCGTGCACGCATCAACATCCCGCCGCTCGGGTCCACACCCTCGTACAAGCCGCCAGACCACAAGTCGGCACACAGCCTCAGACCAAGACCAGTCCCGCACCCGATGTCGAGGACCCGCATCGGTGTCGGACCGCAGATCAGATGTCGAACGAAGTCGTCCTCGGCTCGGTCGAGACTCGAGGAGTAGACCCCGTCATACTCGGACGCGATCGCGTCGTAGGCCGCTCCGGGTCCCGCACCACAACGTTCCTCGACGACAGCCATTCAGCAACCTCCTCGACCGAGCACACCGTGAGAACCACGCATCCGGCGCGCTCGAGAACGCCGCACGTGTGAACCTGCAGATCCGTTCGCTTCTCGCCAGGACGCTTGACCTCGATCCACACGCTCAAGCCGCTCAACGCCTCGCACGTGAAGTACAGGTCCGGGATCCCGCCGCCCTGCATCCTGTTCCCGTGCATCTTGCGGTGGAACGACCTCGGAACGCGGGAAAGAAGAGCGACGATCCGCTTCGTGATGTCCCGCTCTCGAGGAGTTCGTGCCATGAAGTCGACCTCCAATGCCAGCCCAGGATCCGGATGGGTCCGTCCACACGCCTCGCATGCGTGCGCGTCGATGCACCCATGCTAGCACCGACCCGGATCTGCGGGTGTCGCACGATCGTTCCCCGGAGGAAGGGGGTCCAGGTACGCCGAAGCGGTCTCCGACAGCCGCATCAACTCCGCGATCGCCTCTCCAACGTCCTTGGTCGGACACAGAACTGACGCAGTGTCCTCGTGAGACTCCTCGTACTTGTCGATCACACGGCTCGCATACCGAAGCCTCGATGCCACCTCTGAGGCCGGTGGATCGCCCTCGAGACGCGGCCGACGCGGAATGACCGAAAGATCCACGTACGGCTTCCCGCCGAACGCGATCGTCCAGCACTCACGCCCGTGTGCACGAACCTCCGGCTGCTGAACCGCGACCCACTGGTCAGACTCGTACCGACCCGCGATCGGACAGAAGCCGACGCACGCCTCGCGAAGCGCCTCGACCAAATCCCACGACGAACTCGCGGCCTCGATCCACGGAACGGCGATCAGATCCAGGTCGCGAACCATCGACCCGTGAACAGCCAGCGCATAGCCCTTCGACCGCGCCACCTCCCGAAATCGAGGCAAAAGCTGCGCGTACAAGCAGACCAAGCCGTCCCCAATAGCCTTGCAGCTTCCGGGAACAGACTCGGCTGTGGACTCGCTTGGGGTAGTGGTAGTGGGAGTGGGAGCGGGGGACGGGGTGGGTGTCTCCATGCCTGATCCTACCGAACTTCGCGACCCGACTCGAGGCACCGGCGCCGGAGCCAACGCGCCC